GATTACTTCCAATTAATGTACGCTGTATCAGATGTCTCTGTTTCAATTAATGCACCTGCTGCAACCTCTTTTACACCATCTACTCCTTCTGCGACTCTAAGAGTAAGTCAGATTAATTTATAACAGGAACAAAAAAATGCAACCAGCAATCATTGACTTAACAATCTACAAAGGTTCTACATACTCTAAAAGCTTACAATGGAAAACAGGTAGTCCAGCAACTCCTGTAAATTTGACTGGTTGTACAGCAAGAATGCAGATTAGACCCGATGTGACAAGTAATACAGTGCTAGATACACTTACTACAGAAAATGGTAAAATTACAATCGTTGACGCTACTCAAGGTAAATTGAGAATTAACTTAACATCAACTCAAACCGCTGCTTATAATTTCACGCAAGCAGCCTATGATTTAGAAGTTGTATATCCGGGTGGAGAACCTGTCTACAGATTAATTGAAGGTTGTGTATCTGTTGATCCAGAGGTGACCAGATGATAATTGATACTGTAGTAGAAACTGTAGTAGAAACTGTAGTAATACAAGAAGAAGTTAATCCTACTACTGTCATAATCACATCAGAAACACCTCAAGTTATAGTTGGTGTATCTGAGCCGGGACCGCAAGGTATTCAAGGTGAAAAAGGTGATCAAGGTGAAGCTGGTAGTTCTGTACCACTTAGTGAATTACCGGATGTAGATATATCTGCACTTGAAAATGGCTCAGTTTTAACATACTCTTCTGCATCTCAGAAATGGATTGCTACAAGAGAACTTTCTAATCAGATTATTGAATCTGGACAATATTAATTAAGGAATAAAATGGCTTCTATTGTAAGAATCAAACGCTCAGAAGTTTCTGGCAATCCGACTGTGTTGGCTCAGGGTGAGTTGGCTTATTCAGCACTACCTGATAATGGGTCAAATGGTGGTGATCGTCTATATGTAGGCATGGGAACTGAAACTGCAGGTAATGCAGTAAACCATGTTGTAATTGGTGGTAAATATTTTACAGATGCTATTAATGCTGCAACTAGTGCAAATAATGCGTCTACTATTGTAAAAAGAGATGCTTCTGGTAATTTCAGTGCAGGTACAATTACTGCTGATCTGTCAGGTAACGCATCAAGTGCTTCCAAGTTACAAACTGCTCGTAATATTTCATTGACCGGGGATGGTACAACTGCCATTTCATTTGATGGTTCAGCAAACGCAAGTGCAGCACTTACTTTGTCTACTGTAAACGGCAATGTTGGCACTTTTGGTGGTTCAACAGCAATTCCTGTTATTACAGTAAATGCAAAAGGTCTGGTCACAGCAGTATCAACATCAAGTATTTCTTCAAGTTTTACTATTGGTACTACAACAATCAATCTTGGTGATACACAAACATCCCTTGCTGGTATCACTGAGCTAAGTGTAGATAATTTGAATTTTAACGGTAACACAATTAGTTCAACAAACGCAAATGCTGACATTGTTTTAAGTCCGAACGGGACAGGTTCAGTTGATGTCGCTGGTAGTAAAATTATCGGTGTAAGTGAACCTATCAACGCTACTGATGCAGCTAATAAGGCATATGTAGATAATGCTATTTCAGGTTTGGATTGGAAAGAGGCAGTACATCTACTTGCTGATTCAAATGTTTCCTTATCTGGTGCTACATCAACACTTGTTATTGATGGTCATGCTGCTTTAGACTCTACGGATTCTGGTTATAGAATTTTACTAAAAGGTCAGAGCACTTCTACTGAAAACGGTATTTATGTATATAATGACAATGGTTCAACCTATACTCTCACCCGATCAATAGATGCTGATATTTATCAAGAACTAATCGGTGCATCCGTATATGTTCTTGAGGGTACTGTTTATGGTAAAACTGGTTGGGTTCAGTCTAATCACTATTTGACAGATTTTTCTGGTCAAGTGTGGTCACAGTTTTCAGGTGGTGGTGCTTACTCTGCAGGGGATGGTTTAACTTTAACTGGTTCAGTTTTTAATGTAGGTGGAACAACAAATAGAATCACTGTTACTGCAGATGCTGTAGATATTGCATCTACCTATGCGGGTCAGTCAAGTATTACTACATTGGGTACTGTTTCAACAGGTAATTGGAATGCTGACACTATTGTTACAACCAAGGGTGGTACGGGTTTGACAACTTATAGTACTGGTGATATACTATATTCATCAGCAAGTAATACTTTATCTAAGTTATCAATTTCTACTGAAGGTAAAATCTTGCAAGTAAGTGCATCTGGTTTACCTAGCTGGTCTGATATTGACGGCGGTACATACTAAATAAACATATGGGTAGTTTTTACTACCCTTTCTTTACCTTTATTAAGGATCATAAATGCCAAATAAAATCGTACTTAAGAAGTCATCTGTTACTTCTAAAATCCCTTTAACATCTGATCTTGATTTTGGAGAATTAGCATTAAATTATGCTGATGGTAAGCTGTACTATAAAAAATCAGATGGGACAACAATTGATTCATTTACTGCTGGTGTAGCGGGAGATGTTACAACTACTGGAACACAGACTCTTACTAACAAGAGAATTGATCCTAGAGTTTCAAGTGCAGCATCTGCTATTTCTATTACTCCAGATGTTTCATCATTTGATATATACGATTTAACTGCACTTGCTGCAGGTTTAACCATTAACGCACCAATAGGAACACCTGTAAATGGTAATAAATTAATGTTTAGAATTTTAGATAATGGTGTAAGTCGTTCTTTAACTTGGAATGCTACTTATACGAGTATTGGTGTAACTTTACCGACTAGTACTACAGTTAGTAAGACGATGTATGTTGGTTGTATCTATAATGCAACAAACACTCGATGGGATGTCGTTGCTGTAACTATGGAGGCATAATATGATTAAGATTGATTTTGAATTCGATACTCAGTATGGTGTCTTTCGGGATGCACTTTACCTTGCGAATGACCACAGTTTTAGCGACTCTCAAATTGAAGTCATGAAACAAGAACGTCTTACAAATTGGCTATCAATTGTGACATCCCCTCCTGTTGAAGAAGCATCACCCGAATACATTGAAATCGACGGTGTTCAATACGTGAAGGTGACTTGATATGGCGGCACGTTATTGGGTCGGAGGTACTGGCACATGGTCGTCCGGCAACACAGCAAACTGGTCTACAACATCTGGTGGTGCTGGTGGTGCATCTGTGCCAGCCTCTGCTGACACACCAATCTTTGACGCAAATTCTGGAAGCGGAGTTGTCACTTCAACTGCAACAGCAACTGTTGGTGCGGTGACATTTAATAATTCTGGTCTTGAATTAAGCCTTGGTGCAGCTTTTACAACATCAAGTTCTTTTACGCTTTCTGCTGGAACGCTTACAACAAACAATTACGCATTTACTGCAACAGGTATTACATCAAACAGTGGAAATGCAAGAACAATCAGTTTGGGTAGTAGTACTGTTTCTTTGTCAGACGCAACTCAAGTAGCTTGGGTTGTAAATAGCTCTGGGCTTACTTTTAACGCAGGTACATCTCAAATAAATTTCTCTGGAGCCGCTGTTAATTTGAATGAAATTAGTAGTAATGGATTGACTTTTTACAATGTTAGTTTTACAAGCACTTCAATTTCTGTTATTCAAATTTATGGTTCAAATATATTTAACAACCTTTCTTTTGCAGGCAAAGCCGCAGTTGGTGTTTCAATCGTTAGTGTATCTTCAACAACAACTCAAACTGTTAATGGAACTTTGACGTTATCCGCAGGCATAAATGCTGCGGCAAGAACAGTTGTTAGAGGTAATTTTATTGGAACTGCTGCAACTTTTAATTGCGCTGCTGTTTCATCCTTAACAGATATTGATTTTCGAGACATAGCAATCACAGGATCGGCATCACCTATAAGCGGTACTAGGCTTGGCGATGTCCGAGGGAACAGTGGGATTACCTTTGCCGCTGCCAAAACAGTTTATTGGTCAGCAACTGCAAATGCAAACTGGAGCACGGCATCTTGGACGTTAACCCAAGGTGGTGCTGGCTCTTTTGCCAACTTTCCTTTGGCTCAAGATACGATCTTATTTCAAGCAAACATTCCTGCTGCTGGAACAACATCAACAATCAATAATGCTTACAACATTGGAACTGTTGATTTCAGCGCAAGGACGGCTTCAATAACTTTGTCTTTTTTATCTAGTCCAACTGTTTGTGGAAATTGGGTTAATAATTCCTTTGTAACAATTAGTGGTTCTGGAGGTTTAACTTTTGCGGGTCGAGGAAGTCAATCCATAACAAGTGCAGGAAAAGTTTTTGCAAGTCCAATCAATATTTCAAGCCCCGGTGGTACGGTAACACTTCAAGATGCACTAAGTATTAGCAACGCAACGACAAGTGCTCTAACTGTTCAGATTGGCACTTTTTCAGCAAATGGATACAACGTTACTTTGTCTGCTGGTGCATTTAATTCAAATTTTGGATTCACAAGAACAGTTGATATTGGAAGCGGTACTTGGTTAATTCAAGGCTCTGGTACAATTATTTGGAACTGCACAAATTCAACAAATCTTACTGTTACTGGTTCCGGAACTATTGCGGTAAATAATACTGCAAGCAGAAATTTTATTGGCGGTGGAATTCAAACATATCCGCATTTAAGGAAAGATACAAGTAATTCTATAACCATTACTGGTTCTAATAAATTTGCAAGAATAAGCAACAGTGTTGGTATTACAGGGACTGTACTTTTTCAAGGGGGGTCTACAAATGAATTTAATTTGTTTGACCTTAACGGATCATCCACTTCTGCAAGATTAACAATTGGTTCAACAGGTGCGCAAGCTACATTAAAAAAACCAACAGCTTGGAATGTAGGCACAGGATCACTTGATGGTGGCAACAACACTGGAATTAGTTTTACTGCTGGAGATAATAATTATTTGTCAGTCAGTTACATCAATGGTGAATTATCTGCTGCCCCTGTTATTGGGACTGGAAACTTCCTGATGTTTTTTATGTAAATAAGTTCAAAATCAAGTGAAGTTATTATAAACTAATATTTCACTTGATTTTATTATAAAAATGTGATATAATTATGTTTAAATACAGTTATTAAGAGGTGAGCATGGAAATAGTAAATAAAGCTAAAAGTTTTGCTCCCACAGAAGCAATGCGAAATAATGCTAGACGAGGTTTGGCACTAAGAGAAAAATACAACCGAGGTGGTTTAGATGCATCTCAAGCTAAAAGCGAAGGTGTAGGTTCTGGTGTAGCTCGTGCTCGTGATATTATAAACGGTAATCTAACCTTAGATACTGTTAAAAGAATGTATGCTTTCTTTAGCAGACATGAAAAGAATTACAATCCCAAGAAGAAAATGCCAGATGGTGGTCCTACTGCTGGTACTATCGCTTGGTTACTTTGGGGTGGTTCTGCTGGTTTAGCCTTCGCTAGACGAGTGTTAAAACAAGAAGAAATACTAAAGAGTTATATCAAAGAAATTACAGACGATGAAGTTAATTCTGAAGATCAATTGCTTGGTGTAAAACTACCAATTACTAAATCTGTTGATGAAGAGTTAAAGCAAGCTACATTCATTGTGATGGTTCCAGATGAGCCAGACCTGCACGGGGACATAACTAGTGAAGCTGAAGTTCGTAAAGCGATGACAAACTTCAATAAATATTGCATGAAAGCTAACTTGTTTCATTTAGTTGAAACTGACACATTTGAGTTCTGTGAAAGTTACTGCTGTCCAACTGACTTTGTACTAGGTGATAAATTCGTAAAAAAGGGAACTTGGTTAGCAACTGTTCAAGCCTTAGATGATAATCTTTGGGAGTTAATCAAGACTGGTGAAATTAATGGTTTGAGTATTGGTGCATTAGCATCTGTCGAATCAATCGAAGAGGATGATCAATAATGGCAACACAACGAAAAGCTAAAAGAAAACTATCCGATATTAGTTTTGAAAAAGAAGGTGCTCACGTAGCTCTAACCAGTAAAGCACAGTCTGGTCCAGCTAATGGTCACGATTATGCATTGGTGCTGAAAGCTAATAAGTTCAGTGAAGAATTTGTACAAAAGATGCAACAAGTTCGTGTAACTATGGAACTACCTGAGTTTTTACGCAAGTTCTTTAGTCTATACGGTGAAGACGCAGAAGTTCTAGCTCGTATGATGGGTTATGAAAAACCTGAGTCTGATGCAATGGAACAACCTGAAAGCTATGAAGATTATATTCAATCTAAGATGGAAGCTTTTGAGATTCTAAAATCTGCACACGAAGCTGATAGTTTAGCTGATGTACTATCTGCATTGGATGAAACAGAATATTTGGCTATGCTCAATGATCAAGAACGGATCGAAAAAGCATTCGATGCTATTGAGAAAGCTACAAAAGAATCTGCACCTGCTGCTTCTGCAGACGGTAATGATACCTCAACAAACGCTGGCGTTGAGAATATTGAAGGGGTGTCTACCTCTGTTAACAAAGAAGAATTGGAGAAATCTAAAATGGAAGACGAAGTAAAAGTCGAAACCGTTGAAAAAGCTCAATTTGAACTTGTACAAAAAGCTCTAGATGAGCAAAAAGTACAACTACAAAAAGCTCTTGAAACTATTGCTCAATTTGAAGCTGAGAAAAAAGAAGCTATCAATAAAGCAAAAACAGAAAAAATTAAGGCGATCGTTAAAGATGAAAGCCAAGTAGAAGCAATCGCTAAGGCTGCTCTATCTCTAGAATCTGAAGATGATTTTACTGCTTTTGTCGCTGCTATTCAAGCAATGATGACTACTGTAGAGGCATCTGAGATGTTCGTAGAAAAAGGTGCTTCCACTCAAGAAGAACCCGTTGTTCAAGAATCTGCTGTGGCAAAATTACTTAAAGCCAAGCAAGTAAAATAAGTAATAATTTTTAAAGGAAAATAAAATGCCACTAATCGCAACAGAAGCAAAACGTCTTTCTAACGTTGTCAAACAAGAACTATGGTCAGAAGCTGGTTATACCCGCGCTACCGTAGTGTATAATGGTACAGCCGCTACTCTCGTTCCCGGTACTGTGCTAGGTAAAGTAACTGCTGATGGCAAGTATAAAATTGCTGTACAAACTGCTACAGACGGTTCTGAAGTAGCTGATGCTATCGTAATCGGTGAACAAACCGTTGCTGCTACTACCGATACCAAAGTTGTTGTCCTAATCAAAGGTCCAGCAATTGTATCCAAGGCTGGTCTAGTACTAGATGCTTCATATAACCTCGATGCTGAAAAAGCTGCCGTATACGCTGCTCTAGAAGCCAAGGGTATTAATTGCAACGATGCAGTCTAATTAACAGTTACAAAAGTAATTAGGAATTGATTTGAAACCTTGTTTTGTTTATTGGATAAAAAGACCTCATGATACAGATATTATGTCTCAAGGTTACATTGGTATAACCACTAATCCAGAACTGAGGTGGAAACATCATAAGTCTACAAATAAAAATCATAAATTGTACAATGCTATGGCAAAGTACGAGGATTATGAAATCAACATACTATTGTGTTCAACTTTAGACTATTGTAGTGATTTAGAAAGATTACTCAGACCGAGTAGAAATATTGGTTTAAATCATAGTCAAGGTGGTATACCTACTGTAGAAGAAAGACTCAAATATGAGTATTCCGAAGATGTTCGCAAGAAAATTAGTGAAGGACTTCTTCGTGCCTATAAAGAAAACGAGAATTTTAGAAATAAACAACGTTTATCAAGAAAAGGTAAGACATTTTCAGAAGAATCAATTTTAAAAATGAAAGAAGCTTCTAATAGAACAAATCGGAATATGTGGAGAAATCCAAAATCTGATTTGAATTTATGGTTAAAAGCTGATTATTATTTTGAATTATTTAATAAAAATAATTTAACATTAAAAAGATTTTCTGAATTATGCTCAGTTAATGTTGATACAATAAAGACTTTATACAAACACTTCAAACAAGGTTGGAATCCAAATTCCGACATAGAATATTTAAAATTTAAGGAACATTATCATGCAAGTACGTAGCTTTGAAAAACCATTTGAACTAGTCGATTACACACAAGAACTTCTACTAGTTCCTAACAAATGGGGTCTAATTAATGAACTCGGTATTTTCCGTACCGAATCCGTAGCTCAACACTCTATCACTGTTGAATCCACCGAAGGTACTCTAGGTCTAGTTACTGACCAACCTCGTGGTGCTCGTAATACTGTGAACAAAGACGACACCCGTAGTCTACGTTCATTCCCTATCCCTCACTTCCCACTTGATGATGCTATCAAGCCAGAAGACATCCAAGGTAAACGCGCTTACGGTTCTGCCGATGCTGCTGAAACCGAAGCTGCTGTTATTGCACGTAAACTAGAGCGTATCCGTTCTAACCATGCGATCACTCTAGAAGCTGCCCGTGCTTATGCACTAACCACTGGTGCGATCTACGCTCCTAACGGCACAGTTTCTGGTAACTTCTATACTGACTTTGGTGTTACTCGTAAAACCATCGACTTCGTTCTAGGTACTACAACTACCGATCTAAACGCTAAGTCTGAAGAAGGTATTGCTCACATTCAAGACAACATCCTAACTGGTGAAGTTGTAAACAACATTGTTGTTCTATGCTCACCTGCATTCTTCGGTAAGCTAATCAACCACGCTACTGTAAAAGAAGCTTACAAGTACTACACAAGCACTCAAGAGCCTCTACGCAATCGTCTAGGTACTGGTCTATATCGTCGTTTCGTACACGGTGGTGTTGAGTACATTGAATATCGTGGTTCATACAACGGTACAGCTTTGATCCCTGCTGGCGAAGCTTACATGCTACCTGCCGGTACTAGCGATATGTTTATCAGCTACTTCTCACCTGCTAACCGCTTCAGCCACGTTAACACTCTAGGTGAAGAAGCTTACGCTTTCACTTACCGTGATCCTAAAGATGTTGAAATTCAGATTCAAACTGAGTCCAACTTCCTAAACTTGGTTCGCCGCCCACAAGCAGTTGTTCAGCTAACCACTAGCAACTGATGATAGCCCTTCGGGGCTTTCTAAACTTAGATTCCCGCTTCGGCGGGTTTCTAACATCAGTATTTTATTTAACATATTTTTGTTATAATGAAGTACTTATGTTAGAAATTTATTTAAAGGAATAAAGTATGACAATTCAAGCTTTACGTATCGAATTGGGCGATACAGATAATACCTTACCAATCATGAGTGACCAAGAATATAGATACTTCTTGGAGAAGAATAACTGGTCAGTTCGCAGAGCAGCTATGGATGCTGCTAAATCAATCATCTTTAAGCTATCAATGCGTACAGATGAAACAGTTGATATTTTCAGTATTAAGGGTTCCAAAGCTTCTGCACAATATATGCAAGCTTTGTCCATGTATATCAAAAACCCTGATTTGAATCCAGTTCTACAAAATGCAATGCCTTATGCTGGAGGTGTTAGCTTAAGCGATATGCAAGCAAACGATGCCAACTTAGACAATAACGTAGTTGTTCCACCTACTCAAAGTGCAGATAAATTACCAACTAACTTTTTCAATGTTTGAGGTGTAAGATGGCAAATGCATTTTTAATCTCTACAGTAAAGCTTATTGCATTACATGGTCAACAGATGCAATACAAATCTGTAACGGAAGGTTCTTATAATATTGAAACTGGCTCTACAGTTAATACAGAAACTTCCCATGTTGTTACAATGTATAAAAAGCACATTAAAGCTAATCAATACAATTATCCTGATCTTATTAATAAAAATGCTGCTGTATTTTATCTTGCAAATAACTCGTTGAGTTTTACTCCTGCTGTAAGAGATAAGATTGTTGTAGATGGTGAAACTTTTCAGATTGACTCTATTGTGGAGCACAGAGCTAGAGGTGAATTAGTATTATATAAATTAGTAGGTATTAGAGGTTAAACGATGCGTATAACTGCCAATATAGATTCACTCAAGAAAAGTCTAGAAGAAGCTAAGAAAGAAATAACCTTCAAACTAGAGGGAATGGTTAAAAAGTTTTCTTATTGGGTAACAGTTAGTGCAACAAATAATACACCTCTTGGTGACTCCCAAAGATATGCTAATTTATATGCGTTAAGACAAGAAACCTATGGTCTAAAACCAGAAGAAGGTTTCGCTAGAGGTTCTTGGCAAGTATCATTAGATGGTAGCCTAGATGTTCAAGAACTTTACGGTATTAACTCGAATAACTTTGCTGTAGATGCTGCAATTATTAATTTGATGAATTATTCATTGGGTGAAAAGTTAATAATTGGAAACACCGGACCATACATCGAAAAATTGGAAGATAACTACTCTGTAAAAACAAACGGTCAAGGTATTATGCAACCAACTCTAGACATGGTTACTAGTGTTTATCAATTGGATTTAGATTCATACTATAGAACAACGGAAAAATAATGGCAATCATTCAAGTAAAAAGAGCAGCAGAAAGACACCTTGCTGCTTTAACACCAGTTGTAGCTACAGGTTATGAAGGAGTATCTTTTAATCCTCCTACAGATACAATCTACCAAAGGGTTCAATTCAATATTCAACGTCCACAAGACCCTGTGCTTGGTACTGGATTTCATCGTGAAATTTTGAGTATGCAAGTTTTTATTGCAGGTCTTACAAATAAAGGAACTGCTGAAGTTATTAACAGAGCAGAACTGGTAAGAGATCACTTTAAAAAAGGTACTGTATTTACAGAAGGTGATGTACACATTCATGTATTACGTACACCTCAAGTGGCAGGTACAACAATCGCTTCGGACAGAATAGTTTGTCCAGTGTTAATCGAATTAGTAGCAGAAGTTTATTCTAACTAATTTAAGGTTTGCTGACCCCTCAATTCAGTGCATTTGCAAATGTAATTTAATTTAATGGAGAAAATATTATGGCAATTTCTAAAGGTACAGCAAAGGTTGTAGCATACAAGAAAGAAACTACTTGGGGTACTCCCGCAGGTTCAACAGGTGGTAAGCAAGTTCGTCGTGTAACTGCTGACTTTAACCTAACAAAAGAAACTTACGAATCCAATGAAATTCGTACAGACCGACAACTCGCTGACTTCCGACACGGTGTTCGCAGTGCTGATGGTACTCTGAGTGGTGAACTATCACCTAACTCTTATTCTGACTTCATGCAGTCTTTGGTTGCTAAAGATTTCACTGCAGCTACTGCCGTTACTGGAATTTCAGTAACGATTGCTGCTTCTGGTAGCCTCTGGACTGTTACTCGTAGTACAGGTACTTTCCTAACTAGCGACATTAAAGTTGGTACAGTCATTCGTTTAAGTGGTGCTGGTCTAAATGCTGCTAACTCTGCAAAGAATTTGCTAGTTGTAAGCATGACAGCTACGGTTCTAACTGTTCAGTCCTTAAACGGCTCTGTTCTAGTTGCTGAAGGTCCAATCGCTTCTGTTACAGCTACTGTAGTTGGTAAGCAAACCATCGTTCCTGCAACTGGTCACACTGAAGATTCTTACACTATTGAACAGTGGTTCCAAGACATTTCACAATCAGAAGTATTCACTGGTATGCGTGTAGGTTCAATGAACGTACAACTTCCTGCAACTGGTTTGACAACTGTTGACTTTAGTTTCATGGGTAAAGACCTCGGTGCTAAAGCAACTACACAGTATTTCTCTAGCCCAACTGCACAAGGTACAAATGGTATCTTCGCTGCTGTAAACGGTGCTATGATTGTTAACGGTCTACCTGTTGCTCTAGTAACTAGTGCTGACTTTACTGTTGAACGTGCTATGGAAAACGCAACTGCTGTAGGTTCTAACTCAGTAGCTGAAATTTTCTTGGGTCGTATTCGTGTTAGCGGCAACTTGAGTGTTTACTTCCAAGATGCAACTTTCCGTAACTACTTTGATGACGAAACTTCTGTTTCTATCGTGTTCGCTCTAACTACTGGTTCTGAAGCTAACGCTGACTTCTTGACATTCACACTACCTAAAGTTAAACTTGGTAGCTTTGCCAAGGATGACGGTGAACTAGGTCTAGTCGCTTCTACAAGCTTCCAAGCCTTGTTAAATGCTGATACAACTGGTGGTCTACCAGCTACAACTATCCAGATTCAAGACTCAACATTGGTCTAATATAATCTAATAAGATAACACCCTCCGGTCAAAAGCTGGAGGGTTTTTTCTTTGTAGCTATTGATTTTATTATAAAAACATGTTATAATCATTACTCGTTAGCTGAGTTTATAACTCATTTTATTAATCTAGAAAGGAAATATAACATGTCATTTGACCTAAGTAAGAACAATTATGGTGAAGCTGCTGAAGCTGGTTACACATTTGAGCTAAAGCTTCCCGGTACTGGAGAAGCAACTGGTGCTTTCATTACTGTACGTGGTGATCAATCAAAAACAGTAAAAGCCTATGCTCGTAAAAAATACGCAGAATTTAAGCTAAAAGAAACACAAGCTCGTCGTCGTGGTAAAGAGGCAGAAGATATGACTCTTGATGAAGCCGAAGAATTGGCAATCGAAGCTGCAATCGTCCGTGTGATTGATTGGAAGGGTATTGCTGAGAATGGTAAAGATGTACCTTTCACTAAGGAAAATGCAGAGCGAATCTTTAAGGAACACTCATGGATTCGTGAAGCAGTGACGGAGGAATCAGGTCAAATCCTGAACTTTCGACCAGAGTGAAATTGAAACTGCCGTTGAGTATGCTAAACAAGAATTTAGTTTTAGTCAGAAAAGCGGCAATTCAACCTTGAGAGAACAACTTGAAAGTGTCTGGAGACAAACAGGTGTTAAGCCTAGAGAATTAGAAGAACTCATAGAATTACCCGAAAGTTGTTATCAAGTTTGGAAATGGTTTATTGATCTGCACAATACCAGAGGTTCTAATGGTTTTGGTGTAAATCCAATTAGTTATACAGAGATTAAAAATTACTTTGATCTCATGTACATCAAACCAGAAGAATGGGAAGTTTCGCTCATTAAGCAATTTGATAATGCTGCACTTAGTGCTTATGCTAAAGAGGCAGAGCGAGAACGAAACAAATCCAAAAAGAAGAACTAATGAATGCCTCCTATATGGGGGCTTTCTTATTGGTATAATAATAATTGATACTTATAAGAAAGCTTGCTATTAAGAAGCTGTAGAGTAAATAATATGATAATGCACCGGAGAAATATATGGCATTAAATCTTGAAAAATTGGTCTTCGAGGTAGATACAACTCAACTAGAAGACGCTGCTAAGAAAATAGATGCACTAGGTACATCTTTAACAAAGATTAATAAACCTGCAGAAAAAGCTGCAATTGCTTCTGAAAAATTAGCTAAAGCACAAGCTGATACTGCGACTGCTAACGCTAAAGCTGAGATTGCCTCTGCCAAAGCTGCTCTTGCAGTTGAGAAGTTAAATAAAGCACAAGATGCTGGAACACAATCAACCAGCAAAAGAATGAGCATAGAAGAGAGATTGACTGCTACTCTTAAATTTCAATATGAAGGTTTTAGTAAAGGTGAAGCAAGTCTATTAGCATATGCTGAAGCAGCTGGTGAATCAGTAAAAAATGTTTCCGATCTTATCAATATACAACGTAAAATCGCAGGAAATGATCCATTTGACAAAAGTCTAAGTGGTCTTAAATCATTAAATAATGAATATAAAATCCTAACGACTGTTGAGAAGCTTTATGCACAAGGTGCCGATCTTACAACAAAGCAAGTTCGCAATTTATCATTAGATCGTGAAAGACTTGTATATGGTATGCGTGCAGAGGGTGCTACAGTTAATCAAATTCAAGTTGCTTTAAAGAATTTGAATTCAGAATATATTTCAGTTGCCACTCAAGTCAATAAGATAGCTGGTGCCGAAGCCGCTATGATTAAAAGTAGAAAAGATGCCGCTGCTGCAACCCAATACCTAGCCGATGCTGATGCTAGGTTAGCTGCTGCATTGGATGAAACGAATGCATCGTTAGATAAAGGTGCAACTGACGCTTTAGTCAAGTATGAAAAAGCATTAAAAACATCAGGTATGTCTGCTGATGAAGCTGCTGCTAAACTTGCTGTAGCTAAAAAACAATTTGAAGCTATTGCTGACAAAAAGCAAGCCGATAGATTACAGTATTTGGCTCGTGCTATTTCTGTTCAAATGGGTGACGTTGGTATCTCACTAGCTTCTGGTATGAATCCTCTATTGGTTATGATCCAACAGGGTGATCAGATTCGTGGTGCTATTCAACAAGCTGGTGCTTCAGGTAAAGAACTTGAAAAAGCAATGGGTAATGCTGCAACTCAAATTGCAACTTCATTTGCACAAACAGGTAAAGCTATTGGTGGATTCTTTGTCAGTGCAATTAAATCTGCTGGTGATGCAATCCTTGGTTTACCACTAGCATTAGGTCGCTCTGGTCTAGCTGCAATGGGTCTAGCTGCTGAAACAAACGCTGTTGCATTTGAAAGATTGAAGTTAGCTGCCATTAGTTTTGGTAAAGCAGGTATTGTGGCTATTATTGCAGGTCTGGCTACACTTGGTAAAATGATGTATGACGCATTGCAAGTTCAAAGAGAACTATCTGTGTCCTTAGCAACCAGTGGTTCAAGTATGCGAATGAACCGTGCAGAAGCTATTGAGTATGCTCAATCATTATCAAAATCAGGTAAAGCAGCAGTAGAATATACAGACGTAATTTTAGCTATGGCTAAAGCTGGT